ACAGCGTGGGCGATGCAGGAAAACTTTTCAACACTATTTTTTGATGTTATGAAGGGTGAATTTAAAAGTTTGTCCGATTACATGGATGCGATATTTAACAGCATACTACGCGGTTTTTCAGATATGCTTGGTCAGATGGCAACAGAGGCACTTTTCGGTGGGTCATCGGGTAGCAGTGGCATTATCTCGGCAATCGGTGGGGCAATAGGCGGTTATTTTAGCGGTGGTGGTAGTGGTGTTTCAACAGCACAAGCCAATGATTCGATGCTTTGGGATTTTCGCCATAAGGGGGGCGTTGTTGGGGTTGGTGGTGAAAAAAGAAACATGCCATCATCTTTACTTTTAGGTGCGCCGCGATTGCATGGTGGACTTGCATCAGACGAGTTTCCTACAATACTCGAGAGGGGTGAAACCGTGTTGCCGAAAGGAACAAAGGTTGCTTCTAATGACGTTGTTGTGAATGTTCATAATTACGGAAACGATCAAGTCAAGGTGGAACAAAATCAGAACCCGGCTGGATTAAAAGAAGTATTTGTGATTATAGCAGATAACATTGCAAACCGTGGCCCGGTTGGTCGCGCGATAGAATCAACCTATGGACTGAAAAGACCTGGAAGGGGGATATAAATGGCTACATGGCCTGCTACACTGCCTGCACTATTACAAATCTCTGGACTATCAGAAACACCGCCTAATAATGTTATACGGACAAAAATGGAAATCGGTCCGGCAAAAATGAGGCGTCGTTCAACGTCAGGACCAAGACCAATAAGCGGCGAACAGATATTGACAACAGCGCAGGTTGCAACTCTTGACACGTTTTATGTAGGCACACTTATTGACGGAACGACTGCTTTTGATTGGACACACCCACGGACAGGAGCAGCCGTGGAAATGCGGTTTGTTTCTCCACCAACATATGCACCTGCCGGGGGTGACTATTGGCGGGTTATGCTGAAACTTGAGATTCTACCATGAGCAGAGCCTTATCTGTAGCAGCTAAGTCTGCCATTTTTTCACAGGAAACCTTTGAAACATTCCTGATTTTATTGGTAATAGACCACGAAGACCTGGACACCGCTATTCGTGTTGTGAATAATTATGGAAACATTACGTCAAACGGACGTTTATATATTGGGTATCCATTTTCAATAACAATTCCGGATGAGTCCGATGACTCAATTCCGTCTGTTAATTTAACGATAGACAATATTGACCGTGTGATTGTTGAAGCTATACGAACCTGCACATCGGCACCGTCGGTAGAAATATCTGTAATTTTAGCAAGCGCACCGGATACTATTGAAGCGGGTCCGTTCCCGATGATGCTTCGAAATGCAACGTATGACAGCATGACCGTAACCGCTGTAATCAAGGCAGACGATATTTTAAACGAACCATACCCAGGGGTAATTATAACACCCCAAAACTTTCCAGCATTGTTTACATGATCCCAAAATGGTGCAATGATTATGTCGGTATGCCCTTTGTTGATCGCGGAAGGGATAAAAGCGGGTGCGACTGTTGGGGTCTTGTGCGGCTTGTGTTGCATGAGCGTTTTAATATTGCGGTTAAGTGTTTTGCAGATGACTATAGGGATGCAAAAGACGGTGATAGCATATCAAAAATATGTGTTACCGAAAAAGAGTTATGGTCTAAAGTAGACAAACCGAAAGCCGGGGATGTTATTCTTTTATTAATAAAAGGGTTGCCGTGGCATATAGGCATTGTTGTAGACCCGCCGTGGATGCTGCACATCGAACGTGGTGCTGACGCGGTTATGGAAAAGTACGATAATTTAATGTGGCGAAATAGAGTAGAAGGTTTTTATCGTTATGCCGGATAAATTGAAAGCAACATATTGGCCGCACCCATTGCGTAGCGAGCGTACTGAATGTGTCGTAACTCAAGGAACAAGCCTGTTAGATATTGTTTTAGATATTGATAAAAGCATAGTTGAGGACTGGGCTGAACCCACAATATTTTTAGATGGTGAACGCATATCCCCGCATTTATGGCATTCTACAATCCCCCAAAACAACCAAGTTATAAACATCTGTATGGAGCCGTCCGGAGGTGACGGCGGCAAGAACGCATTGCGGATAATTTCGTTGTTAGTTGTGGTTGTGTTGTCTGCTGTTACTTATGGACTTGCATCTGGGCCTCTTACGGCAGCATATGGTGCAACTTGGGGCGGTGCGATGGCGGCGGGACTTGCTGCTGGCGTCGGCATTGCCGGTTCGCTTGCAGTCAACGCCTTAATACCTCCACAAACCCCAAGCCTATCGTCTCCCGGTGCTGGTGGGCTTGCCGCCTCACCGTATCTGGCAATTTCGGGGGTTCGTAATCAAGCAAACCCCTATGGCCCGGTGCCGGTTAACTTCGGCAAAAACAGAATATACCCGCAATTAGCCGGTAAACCGTGGGTTGAAAATTACGGCCAGGACACTTACTTGCGAATGTTTTTTATGGTTGGTAAGGGGCAATATAATATAAGTGACTACAAAATCGGCGAAACAGACATAAATAACTATGAGCATCAAAAACATGTATGGACGAGCAACCAGTGGACGGGTTCAAGTGATATTTATCCATCAGTAGTTACGGAAACCAGTTTGGCTATTGCGCTAACGTTCGCCGGGGGTTGGCAAACACAGACAACCGAACTCGAAACAGAAGAGTTCATATGTGATATTACACTCCCATACGGTTCGTGGTATTTTGACAATAAAGACGGTGAAATTTCGGTATATAGCACACTGATTGAAGCGCAATATTCTGTAACCGGGCTGGGTAATTGGATCGCAGTCCCGAACGTTGGGTGGCTTGTTTTAAAGCATCGAGGTAGGTACACAATATCTATTGGAAAATCCGGTTTACCATCAGGCCAATACGACATTAGAATAAGGAGGCTTTCAGCAGATGACGCGGTTGATTCAAATTCTGAATCTCGCCTATACTGGACTGTGATGCGGTCTCTGAAATACGAGCTACCGAGTAGTGAAGAAAATGTTACTTTTATTTCGCTGCGCTGTAAGGCAAGCGAGGTTTTATCAGGTGTGATAGATCAGTTTAATTGCGTTGCAGAAAGAAAGTTATCGCAATACGACACAGATCATTGGAATGGGGAAACCGTAACCCGTAATCCGGCTTGGGCTTTTGCTTCTATTCTGCGCGATGACCCAAACAAAAGACCTGTATCCGATTCAAGGATAGATTTAACCGGGCTCGAAGCATGGGCGGGAAGGTGCGCTGCTGCCGGTAGGAATTTTGATGGAGTTGTAGATTATAAGGGAACTGTTTTTGAGACGCTAAAATTAATTGCCGCGGCTGGCAGGGCGAGCCTGGGAATGAAAGACGGCAAAATCTCAGTTGTTGAAGATGAGGTTCAGGTAACGCCGATACAGCACTTTTCGCCGCGTAATTCATGGGGGTTTAAGGGTGCTAAAGCATATCAGGATTTACCACACGCCTTTGATTGTCGATTCGTAGATGAAGAAAACGAATACATGCAGAACGAAATCAGGGTGTTTGATGACGGATATTTCACAGACGCACCTACGAGCGCAAGTTGGGTACTAAACACGGTTTATGGCCTTGACACATATGTAACTCCGACCGTCGGAAACACGCAACGATATTACAGGTGCGTAGACGCCGGAACGTCCGCCGCAACTGAACCCGTTTGGCCGAGAGACCCGCAGGATACCATTGTGGACGGTACAGCTACATGGATGTGCTATATGGAAGCTACCCTGTTTGAGCACATGGATTTTTTCGGGGTCACGAATAGCGCTCAGATTTGGAAACTTGCAAGATATCATATCGCGGTTGCGCGGTTGCGTCCTGAAACGTACACCATAAACACCGATGTTGAGCACTTGCGCTGTACTCGTGGGGACTTGGTGCGCTTGACGCATGATGTTTTGCTTGTTGGTTTAGGGGTTGCTCGTATTAAAGCAATAGTCGGAAATGTTGTCACCATAGACGACAGTATCATCATGGAAGCTGGCAAGACATATGCTGCCCAAGTAAGAAAAGCAGACGGAACTATGCTTGACACAGTGATCACACTCGATGTTGGCGAACAGACCGATATAACTTTAGCCTCAGTTGCCGGCCTTGCCGAGGGTGATATGATATTTTTCGGAGAAACGGGGCTTGAGTCGATTGAATGTCTGTTGAACAGGGTTGAGCCGGGAGATGATTTGACCGCTCGGTTGACGCTTGTTCCTTATAATGCAGGGATATACACGGCTGACAGCACAACGATTCCGACCTATGATACTGGAATAATATGGCCTGGAGACGTTAATAAGATTCCAAATACACCAACTATCAACGGTATTATTATTGACCAACTAACAACTACTATCGCTGATGATGACGATATTCAAATAACTGCGATTCTTGGGTTTTCGGTTAAAATAGGCACGGAAATTCCGATATCTTATCTACAGTGCCGTTATCACATAGTAGGTGATGATTGGACATACACACAACAGCTTGCAAAGAATTTGCGCGAAGTCCATATTCCCGTATTGGACGGTGCAACGTATGATTTCCAGATTCGCAGCGTTTCAGAATTTGGCGCAACGAGCGCGTGGGCAACCGAGAGCGGCTATACTGTAAGTTTTACAAACCAAACGCCTGACGATATTACAGGATTGGCACTTGTAGATGGCGGCACTTATTTCAACGCCCCGTCTGCTGAAATAAAATGGACAGCCCCGACAGACTCATACAGAGTTTCAAAAGTTAAAATTGATGTTTATGACAGGGCACCCGTAG